CAAGGTATGCAAACAGCAGCTATGTTTAGAAAACAAGAAGATGAAGATGAGAAACAAAGATTAATTAAAGAGTACGCAGACCAAGTACCAGCAGATCAAAAAAATGCTTTCTTAATTGCACCAAAACAATGGTTAGACAAAAATGTATTTGCTAAAGATAAATCTGCTAAGTTTGAAACTTTTTTATCAGAAGATGGAAAAGATAAAGTTACTATAAATACAGCATCAAAATCAGGTTTAGAAAAAGCTACAGATTTAATTAACAATAAAGGATATGATAAAATATCACAATCTATTTCTGGAAAAAATACAAGTGATTTGACTACACTTTCTAAAAAGACAACTGGTGATATTGAGAAAAAATTATTATCAGGAACTCAATTACAAGACAATCTTGTTTTACAGGAAATACAATTTCAGCCTGAGTTTTTGACTGTTCAGGGTAAAGTTAAATACAAAGCACTTAAAGCAAAAGATTTAGCTGGTTTACAGTTAGACGCAGACGAAGCAGCATATTTAGGAAATTATAGTGAGTGGCAACAAACTAACTTACAATACTTTAACCAATACAGAAAAGAAATTACTGGTGTAGCTGCTGGTGAAAAAGAAATGAGTTGGTTACAAGACTCTATTCCAAGTGAAAAAGATACTCCGACCACATATCAAGCTAAGTTAAAAAATCAGATGATGATTCAAAAACAAGTTATTGAAAATGCAAGAGAGTTTCAAAAAACTAAAGGTGCAGAACTTTACACAACTAATGCAGATGGTGATAGAGTATATTCAAAAGAATTTGGTGAATACTTAAAAACTAAAGTTAAACCATCTGGTGAGTTTATTTCAGAATTATTTACATCTTATAGAAAAGATAAAATGTGGGATACAGATAGAACTAAAAGATTTATGGATTATACTTTTAAAGGAATTGATTGGGAATCTATATTAACAGAATATTTAGAAGATCAAAAAAACTAATAGGAAATAAACTATGGCAAAATTAGAAGATTTTTATAAAAATTTAGATGAAGAAATTCTTAATCAACAAAAAAGTAATAAAGAAAACTCTAATCAATTAGCACAAACAAATAATGCAGAAAATAATGTTGCTATGTCAGAACTTGGTGCAGTTGATGCTGCTGTTGATTTAGGAGCTTCTGCTGCTGTAGGAGCTGCTGAGGGTTTATCTTATGTAGTTGATTTACCTTTTATGCTTGTTGATGTTTTAGATAATGCTGGTGGATTTTTATTTGAAAAGGCTGCTATGGCAGTAGGTTTTAGTGAAGATGATATTAAAAATATGGAGTCTGAATATTCACAAAAAATAAATGATGAAGCTAATAAAATAAGACCAGGAAAATATTTAAGAGAAAACTTTTTAACTTACGATACTAAAACTGATGTTGGTGAATATGTTAGAAAAGCAGCAGAGTTTGCTGCTCCTGGTGGATTATTTGCTAAGGGTGCAAAAGCTGCAAAAACATTTATGGCTACTGGTGCTGCTAGTGGTGCAGTTGCACAAGGAACAGAAAATTTAACTGGTAGTGAGGGTATTGGAACTGGTGTTGGTGTTGGTGTAAATTTAGGTGCTGATCTTTTTGCACTAAGCAGAGGTAATACATCTGTATTAGCAAAACATATAGTACCAAGTAATATTGATGAAACTGCAAAAGTTCAAAAATATGCAAAAGACAGAGGTTTAATATTAAAGACATCAGAAGCAAGTGGCGAAGCATCTGTTAAAAAAATGGATGGTACAATTGAATCATCAATTATTGGTAATGGTGTTGTAGATAAATTTTGGAAAAATAGACCTACTGAAATAAAAACATTTGTTAATAACTGGGGTAAGGAGATGGGTATTATATCTAAAAATAAATCTTTAGATAATACACAAACTTACGAACAACTTAAAAAAGCAGCTGTAATTTTAAACGATCAAAGAACAAAATTATGGAAGATGTCTGGTGGTGATAAAATTAAAAATTTTGAATATTCATCAAAAGAAATTGCAAATTTAAAATCTGAATTTACAAAGTTAGCCGAAACTGGATCTCCAGAATTAATTAAGATTGTTAAAGACAGAATTAAAAGAATAGAAAAATCTAATGGTAATGGCCAAGTGTTGCAAAACATTTACATGGAATTTAGACAAATTAAAAATCAAGGTAACTTTCAAGGTGGTACAGTTTTAGATAGAAAATTATATCAGGATCTAACTGAGTCAGTTAGAAATGTTTTAAAATCAAATACTGAATGGGGTAAAGCTCAAGCTAAATATGCTAAATTTTCTAAAGCTTATGAAGAACCAATTACAACAGGATCATTAACTAAATTATTTGATGATTTAGGATCAGCTAAGTTTGCTGACAAACCAGAAACAGTTGGTAAAATGTTTAAGTTTTTAGGATCTGATGAAGTTTCTCCAACAAATATTAAAAAGATGGCAAGAGCTGTAAACAAAAGTGGTGTACCTAATGCTTGGCAGAATATAGTTTCAACTTATTTTAATCAAAGATTTACAAGAGCAGCTGCCGATGCAGCTAATGATGGTGCTAGTGCTGGTGTTACTTTTTATAAATCTATTATGAAAAATGAAGCTACTAAAGGTAATTTTACAGAAATGCTTTATCAATTAGCAAAAACAAAAGATCGTAAAGTTAAATATAGCGATATAGAAAACTCAGTTGTTCAATTTGCAAATGTTTTAAAAGCTACTGGTAAATCTGGAAAAGCTGGATCATCAACTGCTGCTAATTTACTTTACAAAGAATCTGCTGAAAAAAGTTTAGTTAAAGATGCTACTAAATTTCCATTTTCTTTTCTTACTGCTGCTGGTGAATGGATGGCAAAAAGAAACTTTACTAAAACATCAGATGAATTAGCAGAAGCTATGGTTAGTGAAAATGGTATTGAAGAATTATTAAATCTTGCTGCAAACTGGAAAGATAAAAATAGAGTAGTTGCTTATCTAAGAGCAGTAACTTTTGGAAATGAACCTACTGGTGAATTGGTTGATGAGGTTATGAATTAATGGCTACTCAATCTCAAAAGAACTCAATTGATATAATAAAATTACAAGGTGAAACAAAACTTATAAATCAAAAGTTAGAAACAATTACAAACAATCACTTACACCATTTGGACTTAGAGATTAAAAATATTAAAAAAATTGCATGGGTAATTCTAACCATAAGTCTAAGCAGTCTATTAAGCCTGGTGGCAAACCTACTAAGTTAAACACACATATTAAAGGAACTATTGCAGAATATGTTGAGATAGCAAACTTAACAAAGCAAGGTTATTGGGTTGCAAAATCTTGTGATCCTCAATGTCCATTTGATTTAGTTGCTGTAGCTCAAGATGGAACTATCCAGTTGCTAGACATAAAAACAAATACTTATCGTAAGAATGTAAAACCTTATAGACGAAAAATTTGGCGATCACCTACTGCCAAGCAAAAAAAATTAGGCATAAAAATTATCATGGTAGATCATGCAAATGAATAGGGAGCTTTACTATGAATTACTATTTTACAGGAGTTCTTGTTATACTGATGTGTTTATTAGCTTTTTGCGTAAAACCAGCTCATTCAAAAATTAATTACTCATATTATGATTACAGAACAAACACATTTTAAAACAGATTTAAAAACATTAATAATGATTATTGCTGCAATAGCGATAGCAGTATGGACTTACAGTGAAATTAATAACAGATTAACTAAGTTAGAAACATCAGAACAATTGATGAAACAAGATTTACTTGAAGCATCAAAACAATTACCGATAGATCAAGAGCAGTTTATGTTGCTTGAGCATATATCGTTACAAGTAGAAAAATTAACAATTAGAGTAGATGACATGATGCACAATAAAGTAATGATTAGTTCTATTAGCAAAGATTTAGATAAAGCATTAAATGATATAGAAAAATTAAAAGATAGTGTTAGAGCAAACATTGGAAAACTTAATGGAGATCACTAATGGAGCAAGTAGTCATAGCTCTATTAATGTTAGTTAATAATGAGATCAAGGAAGCAAGATTACAACCAGATTTAAGCTCATGCCTTAAAGGTAAGAGGGTTGCTAATCGAAGTAATACTGGAAATAACATTGAGTACAGATGTATTAAATCTAAAGCAGAGCTAGAGAAAAACATTGATGGCTCATACTCAATTAAGAAACTTATTTTAGAATGATAGACAAATATATAATTAAATTTTGCGAAGCGATTGATAATTTTTGTGATGCTATTGCAAAACTATTTGAACCTAAACCAAAAAAAAAACGAAAAAAAAGAAAGTGTAAAGATTGCCATTGTAAGTGCCATTGTAAACAAGAATTGCACACACACCATTGGGATAACGATATTTGTATTTGTGAGGAGTGTAAATGTACGAAGAAGTAAAAGATGAAATAAAAGCCTGTGAGGGTTATGTAAATAAGATTTATAAATGTTCAGAGGGTTTTGATACAATATTCTATGGCCATAAAGTAACACCAGAAGATGATTATGAACATGGTGTAGAATACACAAAAGATGAGGGTGAAGTAGTTTTTGAAAAAGACTTTCAAAGAACATTAGATGCAGCAGAAAGATTGATAGCTGACAGACCAATAAACAATACAGCTAAAGAAGTTATAAT